CAAAATTATACAGGAGCTGATACGGATGGGGTCGAGTAAAACCTTACGGAGAGAACGTTTTAGGCTGAGTAATAATGGTGTTAATGCATATCACTTCGTAGAGTTAATATATTACCGTATTATCTGTATTACTGTATATTTAGAGAGTATATATATAAGATAATAAAGGGTTTATGGAATATACGGTCTGAAATATACGGTATCAATTTGCCGGATGAGTACCGTATAAGTGTTTGTTTTTAAGGGCTTATGACCAAAGCCGCGCCGCCGCAAATAATTCCCTCCGTTAGAGGCCGCGGTGGTGTACTATTAAGCGTGTGGTCAATAGTGCACACATTTGATGGTCAATAGTGAACACTTTCAATGCTCGGCGTTGAGCGGCCCGCGTTGAATACTCCGGCCTGGCCGGAAGACCAACGGCTCGCCTTGCCGGAGTATTCCCTAAGATGAGTCGAGAGATTTGCGTCCTATCCGTAGAAGAGGCCGCGCGGTTCGAGAATTGGTCAGTGTGGCCGTCTTGTCGTAAATGCCACCATCATATAAAAGCCAGTGAAGCTGCGGAGATGATCGCCGCGGAGACACACCGCTACGTAGGCGGCGCTGATACGATGATGAAGGATGCCGGCAAGGTTAGCATGATTGTGCCTATAGTCGTTGGGCGGATGTGGCAGCCAGTACCCGCTGGAAGCAGTGATGGCTCTAGGTTGATGGGTATGCGGACGTGGGGATTAGCACGAAGTAGTTAATTCGGAGTATGGCGCAGTCTGGTAGCGCACTCGGCCTGGGACCGAGACGTCGGTGGTTCAAATCCATCTACTCCGACCAAGTTTATAAGAGGCACCTCCATTAACTTGGCGGTGCCTTTTCATTTGTGTTCAGGGAACGGCGAGAAGAGCGCGACCCAGGCGATTTGAGAATCGTCAATTATAATTATCGCGTCGGGCCGTCATGGCGGTACGAGGCAAGACCGCTACTGCATCACAAAGGAGAACATCAACATGGCCACCGTGAAGCGAGGCGCGCCGACGCCAGCTGAGCGGAAGCGCCAGAGTATAAGTATAGTAAAGGCCGCCCCCATTGAAGGGCGGAAGCGCAACGGTGAACTTACCCGTAAGGCGAAGCGTGTAATCAATAAGGCTACATATCGTAAAGCTCAGCTTGAAGAGTTTGATGCACATAAAGCAAAGAAGCCAGTGCTGCAGAAGACAAAGGGCGGCAAGGGCGCTATTGTAATTCACGGCGCTACGCCAAAGCCCGTTGCGTACGACCCCGAGATTGGTAAGAAGATTTGCATTATGTTTGCGACAGATCCTACTATGGATTTGCTGCGGTTGAATGCAGATCCAACGTTACCGACGGTTTGGAGCTTCTATGAGTGGCTCCACGATCACCCTGAGTTTGACAAAGCTTACGCTCGCGCGCGGTCTTTATGGTGTGACATCAGAGCTGCTCAAATAGTTCACGCCAGTCAGCTGCCTTTGATTGGCACTATCACTGTGAAGCGTACAGGTGGCCGCGACGGTGACACTACTGAGACCCGAGAGTTTGATAACGTCGATCGTGCACGCCTCGCGGTAGAAACACAGAAGTGGTTGCTGGCGCGTGAGTCGCCCAAGAAGTACGGCGTGCAGCCGGTAGACCCTGATAGTGGTAATGATGCGCTCCAAGAGCTGCTTGCTCAGTTCCGTAGCCGTAGCCAGGAGATTGAGAATGCCTCCTAGGTTGAACTACGGTCCGCGTATGGAACGCTTTGCGATGCGCCCGCCGGAGCTGGATGCCAAGATCAACGGTCTTGTGGGTTCAGTTAGGTCCGGAAAAACTTGGGGCCTTCATAGCAAGATTATGTATTTGTGTGACTATCCGGTGCAAGGGCGCAGGCTTATCACCGGCGTCAGTAAGTCTAGTATCAAAACGAATGTGCTTACTGACCTCTTCGATCTTGTCGGTAAAAACTCATACCACTACAACAGTCAGTCTGGGGAACTGCGGCTCTTTAATACTGATTGGTTAGTCTACGGTGCGAAGGACGAAGGCTCTGAGAAGTACCTACGCGGTGCTACGATCGGCGCAGCGGTATGCGACGAAGCTGTGCTCATGCCGCAATCATATTGGCAAATGCTTTTAACCAGGCTCTCACCGCCCGGTGCGCGGCTGTACTTCAGCACTAATGCTGACTCCCCGTTCCACTGGTTGAAGACTGATTACCTAGACAACGTCAAACTGCGCGATGGCAAAATTCTGTGGTGGGACACCTACACCATGGAGGACAACCCAAATTTAGACCCGTCATATGTTGCTGATCAAAAGAAACTCTATACTGGAGTTTTTTATGACCGTATGATTTTGGGCGAGTGGAAAATGGCGTCTGGTGCGGTCTACGCCGGAGCGTGGAACGATGGCACCTTATATGATGACCGCACGCGGCCGCCATCGTTGTATAGCGCAGGTGGTGGTACTGGTTACACGGGGCACCTTATAGGTGTGGATTACGGAACGACCAACCCTACCGTTTTCTTAGACGGAATTGATGACAACCGTACCGTTTGGATTGACAATGAGTATTACTGGGATTCCATCAAGGAGATGCGGCAGAAAACGGATTCTGAACTGGCTGATGACCTCGAGCAGTTCATCAAGGAATCTAATTGCCCCGCCGAACCAAAGATAATCGTCGATCCTTCGGCCGCTAGCTTTCGCGCTGAGTTGGTGCGCAGAGGTATGTGGGTGGGTGATTGTGACAATGACGTCATGACTTACGGCATTCGCCGTGTGGCCTCTGTGCTGGCGCAGAAGAAGCTGCGGTTCCACCGTGTCCGGTGTCCGCACTCGCCTGTTGAGTTTCAAAGCTACGCATGGGATAAGAAGAAAAGTGAGAATGGCACTGAGCAAGTTGTCAAGAAGCGTGATCACTGTCCCGACGCCGGACGTTACATTGTCAATGATGTGTTTGCGCAGGAGTGGAGGCTGTCGGCATGAAAAGTTATCGTGTCGGTAATGTTTACAGCGTAACTAACAAACTGAATGGTAAGCGCTACGTTGGGTGGACAATCGTCGCTGTCGAAAAGCGATTTGCGCGACATCTCTATGATGCTGCGCATGGTAGTGACGTTTACTTTCATCGCGCATTACGCAAATGGGGCGCGGCAAATTTTGTCATAGAAACACTGCATCAATGTACTGAGCCTTTATTGCGCGAAGCTGAGCGGTGCTTTATTAAGCAGCTAAATACAATTACGCCGCATGGCTACAACCTTACACTCGGTGGCGATGGCGGCGGTTATGGGCATCGTAGTTACAAAGAACGCAAAGCCATCGGCGCGAAGATTGGTGCGGCTAATAAGGGCAAAGTTGCCGCTAAGAAAATTGCGTACTATGCTACGCCTGAAGGTGCAGCGTGCAAAGCTCGTATAGCAGCGAAGTTGTCCGGCCGTAAGCTTAGCAAGCGTGAATGCGCTAATCATTCAACCGGACTTCGTATTCGTTACGCGAGTGAAGCCGAGCACGTAAAGACGCGTGAAGCATCGATGCGCCACTATGCTAGTCTAGCTGGTGTGGTAACACGGCGCAAACAATCAGAGGCTGGCAAACGTCGTGCAGCTAGCGGGCGTTACTTCTCTGATAAAACGCTCACAGTGCTTAGCGCTAAAGCCAGTGCGCAGCATAAACGCATGGGCCATGTACTTCATGCGTAGCTGACGTGGGATGCCACTGCAGCAAAGGCTGGTAAAGAGCAGCCGTTTAAGGTTGAGGACGATGATTGCGACGCTTTGCGCTATGGAGTGCATGAAAAGATTCCCGCGTGGCGGATGTTGCGAGGGTGAGTGGTGGCTAGGTATAATCGAGCTGATAAAGACTCAGCTGTTAAAGCCGCGCTTAGCAGCGCACAGAACAGCGGAGCACGTCGATATGTAGTACCTACGGCGAATGGCTGGAGCGTAGAGAAGCGCGATCCTGGTGCAACTATCACGCGGATCATCTGTCGCTCAGATGGAAGTTCAGAGCTAGTACGCACTATATTGGGTGCGCCGTCTAACGTAGACTTGGATCGGCTAATCGGCAAAGCCACCGACGCCCAAGTTGACACGGACGCCGCTGAGCTTGCCAACGCGTACAAGACGCAAAGCGAAGCGGCGGCGCGTAGGTTGTGGGCTGAGAAGATTAAAGGTCTGAACTACGGCCAGCAGATCATTCTGCAGGACAAGATGGCAAAGCTTATCAAGTCCAAAGCCCACGACTCCCTCTCTTTCAACACTCTCTTCTGGGCCGGCATTATTGCCGCCCTCATTGCTAAGCACTACGGCCCAAAAGAAACCGTGGGGATGGGCAGTTACGATCTGCGCACTTATCAACCGGAACGTAAAACTTGGTAAGGAGATAGCACGCATGTTCTTGTTCGAGTGGTTCAAGCTTCGCCGTAAACGCAAGGCGGCGAAGAAGCTGGAGACGGCGTTGAACGCAGTTTCATGCTGCAGGGTCCACGTGGCGCTTGACGGCGTCGTCACGGTAGTTCACTAGAAGTCTTTTGCAAGGAGACTGAATGAGTTTTGCTGAGTTTGTAATTGACGGTCCGCTGTGGGCAGCCAGTCGTAAATGCGGTGGTCATAGTTTAGGCCGCTTGAAATTGATGTGGGCGCAGATTGTCGCTCACGATGATCATTGGCAGCCGCACGAGTTGGCTCGTACTGTGTTTCACTGGCGTGGACTGACGGTTGGCGTAACGCTGACTGGTGTGGTGAAGTTCATCGAAGTAACTGCCGGCTACCATCGCCTCGCCGTTGTGTGGTTCGACAAAGGCTGTAAGACTAAAGAGTTCGCAGTTACCGAGCGCTTGCAGCGGCGCTACGACAATGCGCATAACCGCCGTCGTAAGATTGATGAAGACTGGGTTGATGGTGTGTATGGCTTGCAGATACCCTACAACCGAGCCTTTCCACTAGGAAAGCGCCAAGACGGTTTGTTGGATGGACCCGATGATGTACTGGGAGGTCTCTGATGGGTACTACGACTTTAGCCCTCCCGAACTGCGAGGAGCTTCCCATCCCCATAACACTGGATTGGTTCGAGCTCTCCACCATGGCAACGGAGCACACCAGTCCGGATGGGTTCAATCAGAAGCTGCTTGAGAAGCTCAAGGCAGCAGGTGGACCAGTCGAGGGGATTATCAACTTGCGCTTATCGCACGGCAAACTCGCGCGAGTGAAGCCAGACCTGCGAGACCAGCGTTTAGGTTGCTTCCGTTACTTATGGTTGCCTGATGAACACGCTGCGATAGTGATGGCAGCGACAAAGCAAGACCAGGCGATGAGCGCGTGGCGTAATCGGCGCGAAGCTGGAACGATTCAGTAGTTAAGTTTATGGAGGTAACTCCTCATCATGCCTCCACCTAAGTTCACCCTCCCCCAGCGCATCCAAAGGGAATATGCCGCCGGCATTCGCCAAATAACAGGGCGCGTCCTCACCCCGCAGCGTAAAGACCAAACTCTTCAGCAATGGCTTGAAGAACTCGCCGCTCGTAGCAAGGCCCAAGATATCCAGGATGCATCAGCTACCCTTGCGCAGCGCATGGTCAGTTGGTGCCATGTTTCGAACATGAAAACCTGGCGCGCTGCCGCGGCGAAGTCTACGAACGCCCGCAAACTCTATACCCTGCTTCAAAAGGAACTCACAGGCACTGCTACCGGCGCGCGCATCGCTGCTATCATCCGTGAGAATGCCGCTTATATCAGTTCGCTTCCGCTCGAAGCCGCGCAGACCCTAGTCGATGAGGTAAGCAAAGCACAGCAGAACGGCGCGCGGCCTGGCACAGTGACGAAAATGATGCGGGCGCGGTTCCCGGAATTGCTTCGTTCACGAGTGCAGCTTATCTCGCGGACGGAGACTTCAAAGGCGTCGCTTGCCTTAACGCAGGCGAGGTGCGCTGACATCGGCATCAACTTTGCAGAGTGGATGACAAGTGAGGATGCACGGGTTCGCCCTAGCCACAAAGCGATGGACAAGATAATCTTCGCACTTGATGACTTGCCTGACCCCGAGGTTCTGCATGGTGAACCGTCGCATGGCCACTACGGCCCAGGCGGCATCTTCAACTGCCGTTGTACCATCGCTCCGCTGCTTTCAATCGACGACGTAACCTGGCCTCGCAAAGTGTATCGCCATGGTACTCTGCAGCAAATGAATAAGCAACAATTCATCACCGCATTCAATTTACAGAGCGCGGCTTGACAACTTCAACGCACCAAGAACCACAGGAGACGCAGCACATGAAGAAGTATTTCGTAGCTCTCTTGGCAGCTGTCCTCGGCCTCTTCACGGCGCTGCCCGCTTCCACTCAAACACCTTCCATCACTAATGTCGGATATGGCGGCATTACGTTGATCACAGGCGCGCCCGCTACAGCCACGGTCACTAGTTCGGCTATCAGGTTGACAACGTTCAGCGGTATCGGTACTTTGAATATCACTGAGACTGGCATTACCGGATCGCCGAATGCCTGCACTTTGAATCTTTATTATGTGCAGAACAACGTGGTCAATTCTAGCACTATATTGGCAGTTAGCACGGCTTTTACGCCATCGACAGGTATTCAGCAATTCAGCATTACGCCAACTGTTGCTGAGGGTGATCAGTATGTAGCAACGTACGCCTGTACTACATACCCAACCGCTGGTACTATCAATGTAACATTCAGTCCAGCGCTCATCGTCGTTACGCACACAATCGGCGGTGATCCATGCGTGAACCCTAATGTGGTGAAGTCGTCTGTCGTTATCAGTACGAGCGGCGCCGGTACAACGCAGCTTGTTGCAGTGTCAGCTGGCAAGGCTATCTACGTTTGCAATGTCGCCATGGGCATCTCCGCCACTACTGCTACCGCGGCGTTTGAATCGGGCGGCAGCACTACCTGCACGTCGCCAACCGCTTTGACAGGCACTATCGTGCCTACTGCGGGCATGTGGCTTACGATGGGGTGGGGCGGAACTACATTTACTGCGCCGGCTGGCTCAGGGCTTTGCCTTGTCAACGGCGGCGCTGGTACGCAGATCGGCGTCCTAACTTACGTCCAGCAATGATTAAGCGCTTGACCCACACGGCGGGCGTAACACGGCCTAGCGGCACGGTCGCGCCCGCACGATGGCGCCTCATTGTTAGTAAAAACGACATCCTTGTCATCAACGGTATGGAACTTGATGCTGCCATCTTGCGTGAGATCGTTTCGCCTAGCAAGCGCGTGCTCTGGGCCTTCGTCAAGCAGGGCGGCGATATCAAACCGCGGTGCTATAGTGAAGATGAAGTCATCTGGCTTACCTCTGATGAAGTGAATCTGGGCACGGAGGTCTGAGTATGTACTTTCTGCTTGCGCTTGTACTGAGCGTGTCAGTTCATGCTCCTCCTACATCAGCCGCGCCCCGGCTCGTTCAGTCGGGTGTTACGGCGCCGCTCAGCATGCCCACTAGTCTTACTTTGTACAAACCGACGGGTGAACAGGTTGCCGTTTGTACAAAGTTGAGTTTCACTGGAACAGAGCCGACACTTAGTAAGTGCGAAATTGAAAAGGGCTTTACGCTTGACGACGTGATGAACGCGCGGCTTGATGCGTACGCCGCGAAAACTGAGTTGGAAGCGCCTGATAAGTAGTCCATAGTGATACGAATACTTAATGCGCGGTATTTGTAGCATTCGACTTGACAGCGCGCGACCTACTTACGCAGGAGAATACGCAAATGGCATTGATTACGTTTAGAAATTCGAAAATCGTTTATTACGGGCCGCACACTTGTGAGAATTGCGGCGAACTTATTGTCAAGATGGGAACTGAGTGGGGCGGGACGGCGTTCAACAATCCAGTCGGACCTATTTACCCCAATACAGAATGGTACCCACACGTCTGTGACCCCAAACTAGTACTGGCGCGTAAAAGTTTTTCAGCTAGTTCGCGTGTAACTGAGGACTTTCCACTGGCTAATGCCGTTATGCTTGGTCATGTAGGTTTTGTGGTGCTAGGCGAACGATTGCGATCTGATGTGGAAGGCGGTAGTTACCTCGTTATTAGTGCAAACTCTACTTTCGCCGCCACTGAAGATGGCGCGTGGCTGAGCGCGCTGGAACGATTGCAAAATGGCTGGCCAACCTGGCACATCGATCTGAGTAAGTTCGGTGTACACAGCCGCCTGACCGATGATTTGCAGCGATTGCCGGAGTGCGTCAGTAGTACACCTGCGACAGCATCATTCACAGTTTCAGTCTAAGTCGACCACATACACCTAACAAGGGAAAGGAGGGCCGCTGAGTTATGCCATCTAGCAAAAACAAAGCGGCCCGCTCCGCTCTTGACACATTGTTCGACGCCCGCACAGCGCCCGTTGGCGCACAGTATTCAAAGCGCAGTAAGATCACTAAGCAAGAAGATCATCTTGGTTTGATAGGACCCACTACCTCCAACTTGGCCCATGCCATCGACGTCTTCAGCAACCCAGCGGCACGCACGGGTTATGGCACTTCCAGCCTTGAGAACTATGCTGAATACCCGCTAATGCGGTTCTCGCTTAATTTTTGGGCTATCATCTCCTTCTTCGAGTCGTCCTGGATCGCCCGCCGCATCGTCTGCGCGCCCGCTGAGGATATCGTCAAGACTTGGCCGAAGATCACTAGCGACATTGATCCTGAAGATCTTACGCGTATCGATCGCGCCGTTCGCCGCACCAACACGCGCAGTAAGGTTCGCGAGGCTATTGAGAAGGCGCGGTTGTTTGGCGGCGCAGGCGCGCTGATCGCTATCAAGAAGCAAGACAAAGAACTGGATCAACCCCTAGAACTTGACAGCGTGGGTATTCATGACTACGCAGGTCTTATCACCTTCGATCGCTGGAGTGGGATCTCACCAACGGGCGACGTTTGCGACGACCTCAATCGCCCATTGGACTTTGGTCATTCAGAATTCTACGAAGTTAAGGTCAAAGGCGGCGACAGCTTCAAAGTGCACAACAGCCGCATCCTTCGTTTTAGCGGCCCGCGAATGCCGGAGCCGGAGAACTCAGCTTATCAGGATTGGGGCATCAGCGTCCTAGCTCCAGTGATTCAAACCATTCAAGGTTATGACACGCTGACGTCGAACGCATTGTCGCTTTCCTTCAGAGCTAACATTCTTGGGATGAAGGCGCCAGACCTTGCCGGCATGATGTCCGGTCTCAGTATGAACCAAGCAGCGGCGCAGAAGTTCGAGCAGCGCATGCAGCGGTTCAATGAGATGCTGTCGAATCAAAGCCTCGCGCTGCTCGAGAAGGACGGTGAGCTGAGCCAAACGCAGTATAGCTTCGCCGGCTTGTCGGACATGATGCAGATGTGGCAGTTGGCTATTAGCGGTGCCGCCAAGATGCCGGTCACTCGGTTGTGGGGCCGTACTTACAGCGGGCTCGGACAGGCCGGTGACGGTGACGAGAAGATTTACGAAGAGACCATCTCCACTGAGTCCGACGTTACATTGCGGCCAGCTTTGGAAAAGCTGTACCCGGTCCTGTGTATGAGCGAGTTGGGAGAAGTGCCGGACGACCTTGACCTACTGTTCCCCTCCATCCGCGTGCTGGATGACAAAGAGAAGGCTGAGCTGGCTAAGACCGTAGTAGATACCGCCGTAGTGGCGTTGAATGCAGGCGGCATCAGCCTGCGCACATTCGCCAAGGAACTGAAGCAGTCCAGCACCCGCACCGAGATCTTCACCAACATCACTGACGAGGACATCGAGAAGCTTAGTGACAAGGTCCAAGCCGAAGGCGAAATGGGCGAAGGGTTATTCGGTGCTGAGGGCGGAGGGCTGAATCCTGCGTCCTCGCCCGCTAAGGCCCTGACGGAAGAGAATAAGGCCGGTAAGGTAAACGGCCAGCCGGGTGAGGCGGATGAGCCACAGGGTCACCAGGCTCCACCAAATGGGTCTGTGGAGGAGGGTTCGGAAGGCACTTCAAAGGCGAAGGATGCCGGGTCTAAGTATGCGACAACTCGCGCTGAGCTTGTTTGGTTGGACGCCTGTGACAATGAGGCTTTAACACTGCCAAAAGCACTGCGGGGTACGGAACAAGGCGAGATCGAACTTCATAAACGTGTAGTTAGAAACCTCAGCTTTTATGCAGAGCAGGCTCACGTTGACCCAGCTAAATGTATGGCGTATGCACGGTCTAGAGGCTTCGCACAAGATGCCGACCTCCGCAAGGGCGTCACCAAGTGCCAATGGTGTGCCGCTGACTTGGATGGCGATGACGTGAACGGCTCGGTAGTCTGCCCGTCTTGTTCTGATGCTTATAGACGCGGAAGGGCGAACGACGTCAAACCATGGAGTGCGGCTAAACTGGCAACAGTAGAGGCGCTGCGTAGCGCTGGCTTCCGAATAACAAGTGATTCAAACTATGCCTACATTGTTTGGTTTGGGACAGAGGCGCCTGGCGCGCGCAAACCTGACCTGGACTTGCGAGCGACAGTGAGCGGCAACGGACAGTATGAAATGGGTGTGTGGGTTAGGGGTGCCTATGTTACTACTGAGCGCGGGTTCAAGCCAGAGCATGTGCAGCAGCAAGTATTAAAGTATGTACAGCGTGCTCAGGGGAAGGCGCGTACGAGGGCCGAAGACACTAAGATGACGCCCGAGCTTATCTGGCTGGAAGCTTGCGATAATGAAGCGGAAACATTGCCAAAAGCACTGCGCGGTACTGACGAAGGTGTAGCACTGCTTTATAGGCGCGCATTTGATAACCTGTATATCTACGCAGACCAGTACGGTGTTGATCCGGCTAAATGTAAAGCATACGCTAGAAGTCGTGGTTTCGTTGGTGACACAGGCCAGGCCCGCGACGCCGACGGCCCCGCAGTTGAAACTAAAACTATCCACGGCCTTCCAGTGGTCATCGAGCAGAAACGCGGCCAATGGCGCACAGGGCAAGGCTGGCGAGTGCGCATGGCGTATGACTACGGCTACTTTGACGGCATTCCTGGTGCGGACGGTGATTCGCTCGACATCTGCATCGGGCCTGATCCAGCGTCTACCTGGGTTTACATCTTCGATCAGAAGCATTTGCCGCCACGGCGTGGGTTTGACGAGCACAAGTGTTTTGTCGGTTATTCATCTATGGATGACGCCATCAAGGCATTCAATGCCGGCCACGACCGCGCTTGCTCCATCTACATGGATGTGACACCAATGCAAGTTGACGATTTCAAGAAGTGGCTCAAAAAGCATGACATGAGTAAACCAGCCGGAACGGTGAAACCCTGATGCTATTCAAAATGTGTCAATGCGGTCGGTCGTTCACATACAGCTGTCCAACTTGTCATCAGAAAGTTACTGCTCCAAACGCCGCGCCTCTAGGCGATGATGGCCGTTACGTTCCGGTCAGATCTAATCCGCTGAACCTGCTGCTGTGGCGTGAAGAGCGGGAACTTGAGCATCAACATGTACCAGATACGGCTAGTGGAGTAATGGCGTAGGAGGCTGTAAGTGCGGAAGCTCACACAATCGAGAACAGGCGGCACGGGAACATGCTTCCGCACTTCACTAGCTTCCATCCTCAATCTCCAAGAATCTGATGTACCAGACTTCCTAGACGCCAACGAGGACCCATATGTTAACACGTTCCTTGCCAAGCACGGCCTCCGTTATGAAGAGCTTCCGTATGATGCCGAGCAACCACCAGTCGGAGAGCACCTTATTCTAGGAATCTCGCCGCGCGGTGGAATGCACGCTGTAGTGGGAGTTGACGGCGTAGTAAAAATGGACCCTCATCCTATGGACGGGACTGGACGCGGCTTGGTTAAACCTTTGAAGTATGGGGTGCTGACTAGGGTGAAGGGTGAGGCGAAAGATGTGCTCTCTGGCAAGCGCCTTAACTCCGCTGCTGAACTTCTGCGAGCTAAACATGATGACATCTATAACAACCCCGCGCGCTTTGATCAAAATAAGGCGGCGAGTTATCGTGCCACCCATCAAGCTGTCGTTGATTTGGTAAGGCAAGCCGAGGCACTTCTCAGCAATGCCAAACTGGATGATGACCCTGTTTACTGGCAGAAGAAACTCCAGACTGCAAAAGACGCTTTGAAGCAGGCCGAGCAATTCGCTAAGTCAAATGATTTTGGCCGCGCAATAGCATATCAAGACTGCGCCTTTAGTATAGCACACTCGGTGATTGATAAAATGAGAAAATCTGGAACTTCGCGCGGGAGCGACGCTTCGCCTGAAAATCAAGCGCGTCTCGCCTGGATACTGAATAAAGACCCGAAGAAAGAATCTGAACTACGTGAAGCATACCACAAAGCCGTGAGACGCGGTGAGCTAGCCAGGAGCTTAAAGCCTGGTGCACGTGACTCAGCTACTAGGACACAAGACAGGCTTTCTACAAGACAGCTTGACAAGTATTCTATGCAATCACTACTCGATACTCTGGGCATTGACATCAAAGCGTTTATTGACCGCCCACCGCAGCAGCGCGATGTGCTGCTCGAAACTGCATTCAATGAACTGGAACGGCTCGGTAAGTTGAGCAAGAAGGGTGGTAGCGTAGTGACGAGAGCGAAGGACGCTGTGGCAGATGCGTTACAAACTTACGTTTATAAGTTGAAGCAGCGAGGTATTCCTGAGCCAGACGCCATACGGTTAGCAAACCAACTTTTTAAGGGCGTGAAGGAAAGTCTTGGTGAGCCTAAGAAGGCCACTGATTCCCGCAGAGCGAAGGATTACTCAGATAGAGCGCAGAAGTTTCTGCGTGAAGCGCGCGAGCATTGGCAGATGCATTCATATGGCGATTGTATTGATGATTGTCAAGATGCAATTGCGGCGGGTGCTGATGGTGAAGATTTACGCGAGGCAAAGCAGTACCTTGAAGCCTGCAAGCGTAAAGGTGCCGTTAAAGCCACCGACTCCGGTATCATAACGAATCCTACAGGGTACAGGCCGTGCGTTGGCGATAAAGTCGGTGGCGTCACTATTGAGAGCATCGGCAGCGATACAGCCACGCTTTCAAATGGGACGCGCATAGCTTTGAAGTTCTTGGTAAGCACGCGCAGAACAGGTGAGTGGAAGATTGGTAATACACGCGGATATGATGCCACCGACTCCCGCCGCACGCGGCTCCACAGGGCTTTGGATGCGGTGATGGACTCGGCGCGTGGGAGAGCGAAGGATGCCGTGAGTTTATGCAAGGTCTGCCGCCAGTACATACCAAATGTACGGGGTGTTCTTTCGCGGCACTACCTGAATGGCAAGGTGTGCAGTGGTTCAGGCGCTGAAGCACCAGAGTATGAGTAAACCAGTCACTAAGTAGCAAGGAGAAACATGGCACTCAATTTCATCACCATCGACGCCTCCATCGGCACAAGCGTAGGCAGTACCACCGCGGCCGTCCTACTGCCTGGCACCACGGTCTCCACCGATACTGCCCTGCTTATCCAGAACGTGGGCAACCTGCCGGTGTACTTCAACCTGGGCACAAGCAGCGCAGTAACTGTGGTGAATCCCAACGGCACCGTGGTTATGCCGGGACAGGCACTGGTGGTAGACATTCACACTGGCAGTTTCACCTATATCGCAATGATGACAGGCGTCCCAGGATGCACATCCACCGTCAGCCTCACTACTGGCACTGCGCACTAAGTGCTATGAAGGTAAAGACTAGCACTAAGAAGCACCCAACACTTCCACCTGTGATAGGCGGCGTTAGGGTTCCGCCGAAGCCGGACCTTACTTGGTACGAGAGGAACATGCACTGATGCATTACAAAAACGGACGTGAAGCAAAGAACGGCGACAAGGTTATTTTGCTGCCGAGTTATGGGAATCCGATGGTGGGTATTCTCTACGATGCAGTGGCTGGCAATGACTACTGTAATGGGCGACTCGCTCCTACATCGGTCGGTGACCCTTGCCCAAACCTGAAAGAGTGCCTGCACCTCGATGACGTGATGGGCGTACTGAGCCAGCCTGTGCGCAATATCACTGCGCCACTGCCCACTATAGAAGAGTTGGACGCGATTCTCAATCAACCGGAGTAACACCTCCAAGACAGCGGCATGGCCGCGCCTAACTCAATAACCAAAGAAGGAGCACCACCGCCATGCCGCTACTCGCTGGAAAGAAGAACATCGGACACAACATCAAGGTTGAGGAAGAAGCTGGGAAGCCGAAGAAGCAGGCTGTCGCGATCGCGCTGAACAAGGCGGGTGGGAAGGACGACCGGTCGCTTGGCAGTCTGCAACGTGAACTAGCCGAGGAAGAAAGTATTTTACGCGAAGTACGCAAGCCAGGGCATTCACAACATGGTGGTAACACGCGTGAGATTGAAGAAAAAATCAAAGATTTGAAGTACGAAATTAAACGTGCACAAAGCAGAGACTCCCTTCGCCCTGTGCCGGTGAATGACAGTGGCTATGCAAGCAAACTGTTGAAAGACGTCAGAGTCGCGTGGACACAGCGTGACTATGGCATGTGCATCGATATGTGTGAAGACGCCATCAAGGCGGGCGCTGAGGGTGAAGACTTGCGAGAGTTGAAGCAATACCTGGAAGCATCAAAGCGAAAGGGTGCAGTGAAGGGGAGTGATGCCCAAGCGCCAACTTACATGGTAGAGGGCAAGAAGTTCGATACACTGCCTAGCGCCGTCAGGGACGCTAAGTCACTCGATGGCCAGGCCAAGATCAAGGTGAGCACTGACGGCGGTACCACTTGGAAAACACACAGTATCTATAACAATGGCAAGAAGGCCACCATGAGAGACGCCATCCCGCTTCCTGTTGCGGTGAAGGGGAGGGATGAGGCCGCTGACTCTGGTTACTACATTGCGCAGCGCGGAGTAAGGTGGTTCGTGTATCGACCTGACCACACTGTTGTAGGTGAGGGTTATTACTCTAAATCAGCAGCTGAGGCGGCGATTGCGCCGATGCAGAAGCGTGCCGAACACCGCGCCGCAAAAGAAGCCGCCCTTCCGCTTCCTGTGGGGAAGGCGAAGGACGACTCCTACTGGGCACGCAGTACCAAGGGCCAAGAGTATGACATTCAGCAAAACAGTGACGGCTCCTGGAGTGTGACCACTGAAGCGCCTGACATGAACGGTAATAAAAAGAAGTACACCGTTTTTAATAAAGGCACAAAAGCCGCGCTGAAAACGTTCATGCGCAAAGAAGGAATCCCAGACACCACGCCTGATGGGCACGCTAATCACGGGCTAGACGCCCTCCCGCTTCCTATTGCGGTGAAGGGGAAGGACGTTGGTCATGGTGCACAGTGCCCAACGTGTAAAAAATACGTAGGTGTGGTTGAAGGGAAATTCTTGAATCATAGTGGTGAGGGAAATTCATCTAATGAGCGCTGTGCCATGTCTGGTAAGGCTGTCGCCGTTGGAAACAAATTCCATGCCACCGACTCTCCCCGTTCCGACGAGGACGAATACTTCAAGCGCCGCAAGAAGATTCAGGCGCAACTTGAAAAAGAAAAGCCTGGCGATACGACCAATAAACTGCGCGCGCATGAGCAGGCGCTGAGAGAGATGGGGGAGAAGGTGAAAGCGTATCCATTGGGGAAGGACGCTGAACCTAGCATAGGCCGAAACATCGCCGGCTACTACTTCAAGCTAAATGGTGAAACATACGGCGGCTATCCAACACGTGCTGAAGCATTGCGCGAGTACAAAGCTGAGACCACAAAGAAGGCAAAGGACTACTCTCTTCCGCCCTATAGTGAAGAGCAAGCCAAAAGCGCTACTGAAGGCCTGCGCCAGGAACTTACGCGGCTCAAAGCAATTAAATTCCCTGATCATCGACAGGTTGAAAAGATGGCCGATCTGGAGCGTTTCTTGAAAACACAAGCGAAGGACTCCTCTACATTTGACGTAGGTGATAAAGTCACCTACAAAGGTGAGGCTTGCGAAGTTGTGGCTGTTTATCATACAGGCGCTACTGCTGATGGTGATCGCTATGACATCAAACCTGTTAGTGGAGGTAGAAACATCGTTGTCACTGGTAAAGCTCTTGCAAAGGATGGCGTGACAGTGGGTCAAGCTTATAACAACTCTGAAAATGAAGTGATGTTGCACAATGGCAAGAAAGTCGCTGAACGCGGCGATAAAGCTGCGCAAGCGGGCGACTTTCCTACAGCTATTAGGCTATATGAACAGGCACGCGGCTTATTCAAGAGCGACCCAAACCTTGTAGCCGAAGTCGATGCCGCCTTGAAAGCCGCGCGGTCTGGCAAGGCTTATGATTCAGCTTCGCCAATCTCACTGTACACGGCCCAGCACCAAGAAGTCACAGGCAATCACGCCATAGCGATGGACTCTTATCGCCAAGCTGCCTCAGGCTTCCGTAAGGTCGGCGATCAGCATAATGAGCAGATCGCCAGGGACGGAATTGCCGAGTGCCAGCGTCAGGCCGTGCGCAGCTACCATGGGCAGTACGAGCACCCATCAGTCGGCAAGGTCCAGGCATTCGACGCTGCTGGTCCGGCGTTGCGAAGTGCTGTAGAACGGACGCGGGCTGGCGAGCGTGTTCGGGTGGCGCATGACGCGAAGACTGGGGAAGAGGTAGTGGAACCACTTACAGTGGGAAAGGATGCCACTGACCCGCGCGACGAGCGCACCTGGAATGCTGCAAGCCCACAGACGCGCGTAGGTTGGTTACTTGATGACTTCGATGAGGACGATGCGCACATGTGGGCTAGAAAGTCCTGGGCGCAGATAAATAGTTCTGCGCGTGAGCGTATTAGCGGTATGTGCATCCCTAACTCCGCCAGGGCGAAAGACGCTTCATTTGATCCATACGATAAAGCTGACGAGGGCGAGCGCGCTGTAAAAGCTTTTGAGTCTTCGCCTGATGGCAAGAAATACCTTGCTGCAATAGAAGTCGGCAACAAAGGACCAAAAGCACTGTCAAAGTCAGAGTTCACTCGCTTAGACAATAAGGCCCAGGTACTGTACCAGAGGGCGGATGTGCATTACTGGAAAGATAAGGCAAAAGACGCTCTCCCGCTTCCAGTCAAAGTCACTAAGTAATAAGGACTCTACATGCCCAATAACGAAGAAGTGATCGACGCCACGCAGACTGCTCATGGCTACTTGGTATCTCAACTCAGTGAGCACATCAGCGAGACGCCAGAGGGTTTCCTTATCGTGGTTGGCTGTCCCATTGCGCGGACTGGTTTCCAAGAGTATGCTGTGCGCGACCTGCCGCAGGAGAGCGCGGAGGACCTGGGCATTGACATCGGCAACCCATCGGCGCTTATTGACTTGTACCGGCCGGCGAGCGAAGTGTTCGCGCCAGAGTTCTTGGCATCGCTGAACGGCAAGCCAATCGCAGACAACCATCCGCCTGGCTTTATCACTCCAAACAACTTTGCCGAGTATGCCTGCGGCCACATCCAGAATGTGCGCAAAGGCGACGAGCAGCTGGACAGCGGTGAGTGGCCAGTGATCGCCGACCTTGTGATCTCGCGGGCGCCGCTTATCGATAAGGTCCGCAATAAGACTTCGCGTGATGTCAGCCTTGGCTATGACTTCTCAATCGCGCGAGACGGCAAGAAGATCATTCAATGCAATATGGTCGGCAACCACGCCGCCATTGTCCCCAAGGGCCGCGCCGGTTTGGAAGTAGCCATCGGCGACTCCGCCCCTGACCCTGCAAGTTCACCGCCCATTAGTTCCATAGCGCCGCCCGCCGTCGAAAGGGCGGCGACGTCTAAAACCTCAACCGCTGTACAACCCTCGAAAAAGGAGAACAAACCCGTGGCGAATGTTTTGAAGCACCTGCTCGGTCTGGGCCTGAAGGCTTATGCTACCGATGCGGAGCCAGAAGCGTTGGCTGAGGCGGCTGAGGCCATTAAGCAATCACCTCCGCCCGCTGAGGACAAGAAGGCGCGAGACCGCAAGGCCCGCGACAATGAGCTCATGGAAGAAGACGACCATGACGAAGAGGTGGCAGACGCCAAGCGCAAGGCACGTGATCGCAAGCTGCGCGATGCCGAGCTTGACGAGGAGGACGAACCAGTAATGGACGGCAAACGCAAGGCCATGCACGACGCCCTGGACGACCTCATTGACCAGGAAGAAGCCGGCGACAAGCACCGCGCAAAGGACCGCAAGGTTAACGACGCTGACCTGGAAGAGCTGAAGTCCCTGCTCGGCCAGTTCTTCTCTGAAGAGGAGAAAGAGCCGGCGCATGCTAGCGACGAAGACCTCGAGGAAGAGGATGAGCCGGTAGTTGATGCCGCGCCTTTGGATGAAGTTCTCGGCAATGAAGAGCCTGAAGCTGAGGACGCCAAGGACGAAGATCCTGAGGAACTCGAAGAAGAAGAGGGCGCTGAGGACGACGACCTTGAAGAGGGCGAAGAGGACTTGGAGCCTGTGGGTGACAAGCGCCATGCTAAGGACCGCGCCCGCGCTGCTGACGGCGCCGCTGCGGTGCTGAAGATGCTTCGGCCGGTCGTGGCCCGCTGCAAGGATAGTAAGGTGCAGGACGCTTTCAACTCGGCGCTGAGCAGCGTTACCCGCAGCTCTCGCGCCAGCAACGGCGGTTACGGCAGCTTTGCCGGAGCAGCCCGTGCACGTGATAGCAAGCTGCCTCGCGCACCACTCAACCGCGCCCATGCCGCTGATTCTGGCGCTGCCGGCGCTGACAAGCGTATTGCGGACATACAGGCCGCATACGATGCTGCACACAATGCCCATAAAGGAGGCAAGTAACAATGACCCAGTATGCTTTTGGTCAGGTCATTCCCGTCACTGGGCCGAATATCGGCTTCCCTGGGGCGGTCTCTCGCTTCGGTGATACGATCATCACGGCGCGTTCGTTCGTGCCGCTGACGTCCACCAACACCCTCAACTTCGGCGACCCGGCGGTTGTTATTCCGAGCACCACGAACAGCGGCGGCGCTTTCACTTCGGTGAAGGACTACATCGCCACCATCGCCAACACCGCCAACATCGCTAACTACTTCGCCGGCATGGCCGTCCGTGAAGTCAAGACTCAGCTCACTTACCAAGGGTCTTCGAGCTATGGCGCAGGCACGCCGGGCGTTCAGTCGGTCGGCAGCTATGCCAACCTGCAGATGGCTGAGGTGCTAGAGCGCGGTGCAGGAACCATCCTGCTCAGCGTCGGCGCTCCTGCTGCCGGTGCACAGGTCTACACTCGCGCCGTCCTCAATACGGCTGTCTCTGCGGGCCTTATCGGTGACTGGGAAACCAACCCCGTCGCTACTGACTTGTTCACGTTGAACGGCATCACCGCGGCTGCCGCGGCTGCGACCTCTTTGACCGGCATCACCTTTACGGGTGTCTATGTCGGCATGGTGGTTACTGGCCCTGGCATCGCTCCTGGCAGCTACGTCGTGAGTGGCACGGGCACGGCCGGTTCGTACACAACGATCGTTATCAGCTCTGGCCTCACCACTGCTATCACAGCCACCAGCGTGCTGACTTTCAGCAACCTCATCGCGCTGCCGAACGTGGTTGCGCGCACTGGTTACGTCGACGCCAACAACATGCTTGAAATCACAATCAAGGTCCGCAACGCGGCCTAAGAAGGAGAACAGCTTACCATGATTCGTAACAATCGCAATCACGGCGCGGCTCCAGGTCGCGCGCGGGTTTTTGACGCTGCCGGAGCAACTGGCTTCGCGTTCCTGCAGAGCACCCTGGACCTCGTACGTCCATTGCAGGCGGTGACGCACAAGCGCGACATCGCTGTTGAAGTAGGCGGAGGCTTCCCCGAGTTCATCACGGCGTTCGCCAGTAATTACGCAACCACCGGCACTCAGTATTTTGGTTTGCAAGGAACCAGTAATACTGACATTCCGTCTGCGCAGGCTGACATTCAGAAGGGTATCTGGCGCACGTATACATGGGCCATGGGAATGACGATCACTTGGATCGATCTTAAGCGCATGGAAACAGCGCTGCGAGTCGGACAAGCGCCTCCGTTCAGCTTGCAAGAACTGTACGAGGAGAGCGTGGAGACGAACTGGGCAAAGGCGCTGGACTTCGTTGTCTACGCTGGGTTCCTGGGCGATCCCGCGCTCATCAACAACCCCAATGTGTACGAATATACAGTAGCAGGCGGCGGCAGCGGCAGCACCAACTGGAGCAAGAAGACACCCCAGGAGATTCTAGCCGACATCAACACTGCGCTCAACCAGACCGTTCAGAACAGTGGATATGACGCCTCTGAAGGTATGGCTGACCATCTGCTGATTCCTTACACTCAATTTGCGTACTTGACCCAACCGATGGCCATTGGCGGGGCGCCGGTCGCGACATCAATCATCAAGTATGTGGAAGAGAACTGCGTCGCGGCCCATCACGGCGTAAAATTTTCCATTGACTTCCTCCCCAACCCGTGGATCAGTGGTCAGGGCGTCGGCAACACTGCGACGGCTGGGCAGACTGGTAACGGACTGGATCGCGCCGTGTTTTATCACAACCAGAAAAAAGCACTGTACCTCAAGGTGCCCCAACCGATGACAATCGCTATGACAGTGCCTACTACACGGCGTGGCGGCGCCTATGAAACGATGTTTGCAGGCTGCATTTCACAGGTCATTTTCAAGCGGCCAAGCACTGCCGTGTATGCTGACGGAATTTAGTCGGCACAAAGCGGCAAACTGAGGTATAATAATTACAGGGATAGTGCAGGGGTCATGACCTTGCATGAGAAGCGCGGTCTTACCAGCCGCGCTTCCCTGAATTCTTAAATGGTACATGAAGGTAATCATGAGAAAACATCGAGAAGGTTGGGGTTGTGTTTATCTAATTACTAATTTAGTAAATGGTAAACGCTACGTAGGATGTGATACCACTGGTAAACCGGAGACTAATAGGTGGAAGAAGCATATTTGGCATGCTTGTACTGGCGTGTCAAAGGGTCCACTCCATCGCGCTATGCGCAAAGCGTGGAAGATTGATAAGCATTGGAAGAGCTTTAAGTTTGAAGTAATCTGGCGCGGACCACGCAAAAACCTACTTGAAAAAGAAGTCTCTTACATTAAGAAACTTCATACATATAACGCTGATTTATTGGGCGATAAAAGTTACAATCTTACTGTTGGCGGTGAGGGTTTTCGTGGTAAGCACTCTAAGGCGTCGCGTAAAAAGATGAGTATTGGTGTAAAGCGTCGTTTTGAAGACCCAGCTGAACGTGCGAAGATGCAGGACGGTCAACTACGGCGTTACGCTAATCCAGCGGAGCATGAGAAACAGCGGGCTAGCCAGATACTATTATGCAAAGACCCTGCTGAATGTGCAAAACGAAGTGCAATGCAATTACGGCGCTACAGTGATCCGGCAGAGC